ATGCGTCAGATATATGCAAAAAAAGTTGACTGCGTGGGAGCGGCTGGATTGTTGAAGTTATTACCAATGTCAACAACATTCTGTAACAAAGGAAATCCAGCAGGCTGGGAACCTACTTGCCAAAATCGAAGACCTTCATTTCCCCCAAGAGTTCCAGGCACTAGTGCCGTGGAGTCTCTAAATTGTACTGCTCCTTCTGGTAAAGCTGCAGGAGCACTTCCAGCGGGGCCAATAGGACCTGTAGCCCCGATATCACCTTGAATCCCGGTAGCCCCAATAGGTCCTTGAATCCCGGTAGCCCCAATATCTCCCTGTGGTCCAATAGGGCCGGTAGGACCTGGAGGACCCGGATTTTTTGGCCAATTTAATCTTCTAAACACCGCGGTATCTGCACCCAAGGTGCTTAATGATAGATGATCATTATATGTTTTAGGATCTGCCATTTATTATAATATAATTTTAAAGAGGTCACAATACTTTAAAAATGTCAACTCCAAAAAAGTATTACATTAGAGAATTAAACCCGGACGACATTCCACCTGGAACTCATAATTATACAAATCCTTCACAAGGCGGAAGTAAGATTGTAGTTATTGGTAAACCAGGAACCGGAAAAACAACTTTAATTACCTCGTTATTGTATGCAAAAAAGCATATATTTCCATGCGGTATTGTTGTTTCAGGCACGGAAGACAGTAATGGGCACTATGGAAAGATTTTTCCAGCTAGTTTTGTTTACAACAAATATGATGAAACAGTCATTGAAAATTTTATCAAAAGACAAAAAATAGCAAAGCAACACATAGAAAATCCATGGGCTGTGTTATTGCTTGATGATTGCACGGACGATCCCAAAATTTTCAGCAAGCCGTTGCAACAAGGTATGTACAAAAATGGACGTCATTGGAAAATGTGGTATATTTTGTCTTTACAGTACGGTATGGATATTAAACCAGTTATTAGAACAAACATTGACGGTGTTTTTATCCTGAGAGAACCAAATTTGCGCAACAGACGTATTCTATGGGAAAACTACGCTAGTTGTATTCCTGATTTTAATGAGTTTTGTCAAGTAATGGATCAATTAACCGATGATTACACAGCTTTATTTATCAATAACACCGTGCAAAGTAATGATCCAAGGGACTGTGTATTTTGGTACAAAGCCCCGCTAATTGAAGGAAAATGGACTTTTGGTTGCGAAGAATACTGGATGCATCACGAAGAAAGATATAACCCCGATTCACAATCCCTTTTGTAATTTTGATATTATCAATAATAATATCAAGTTAAACTATATCCACGTATTCATTCAAAAAATCACAAGCCTTAATTATTTTCTCTAACTCTTCTTGATGTTCTCTGAGAGAATTTTTAGTTTTTGTGATGTTTTTGTCATAGTATTCCATGCTTTTTGAAACTATTGCGTTATTTCTACGAATCCACATTGAATGAAGTCCCGATAACAACATCCAAGATGTTAAAAATGTTGCATGAGATATCCCGTAAAATTTATCTGCAAAGAACCAACAGAAAAGTACTATAATATTGATATTTACGAAAAGTTGAAGACGATCTAAACTTATTTTGGTTTTACCTAATTGCAGGTTTAAGTTATCCGCTAAATTATCATCTAATCTTTTGATTTTTTCGTGTATTTCCTTGATTGCCACAAAATTTTTAAGTAAGCCCCGTTGATATGTTACTTGTTTTTCTCTACGGTCTACTTCTTCTTCAAAAGTATCAGACTTATTATTAGCTTCCATCAAATCTTCTCGTAACTTAATATTTTCTTCATGTAGTTTTGTGTTTTGTTCTACAATATGCTTAGCTTCCAAGCTATGTGCGTAAGTTGCCTCTTTTTCTGCCATTTTAACGAAATAATACATAACAAACAAAATCAATTTGCTCTGAATGGTTTTTTACATTTAACACATTTTGCAAACACGCTCGTGGCTTCATCTCGCCCCCTTGTTTGTAAAGGATAAGACAAAACTTTTTTGCTTCCACAAGCGGGACACTCAAGAGCTCCCTCGATTACCTGCGGTGGGGATATCATGTAGTGATCTTGCTCTGATCTTTTCACCTCAAACTCCTCAAAAGTTTCATCTTTGAAACCTATTTTTCCTTGGTCTAATATGTTATAACTACTAACGACACTTTTGGTTTCTTCAATCAGACACATAGTTTCATACACTAAATTTTGCCAATTATATTCTGTTGAATTTTCGTCTTGGACTATAGAAAATATTTGTTCGGTAAACAGATCTATATTATCCTCATTTTTCATAAACTTACGAAGAGCTTCTCGGATTTTTTGTTCACACATATTTAAATATTTACTCTTTGCAATAACTTTTTCAGTTTTAATAAATGTCTGGCTACTTTATCGTTTTTATTATATTAGTATTTGTGAGTCTAGGGACAGCTTTGATTATACATCTGTCTAACCGTTCAAATAAAGTAGAAAATTATTCACAAAAAGATCCTATGCTTATGGAACTCCAAAGTTTGTTGATTAAATTACACCCAAAGGCAACAACCATAGATATGACAGAAGCTGGTAAATCTTATACGGTCAACAAAAAACATATGCACCTTTGTCTACGAAACGAGAAAAAAGAGTATTTCAATAAAAACCATCTAATTTATGTCGCTATACATGAATTAGCTCACGTTGTATGCCCTAGTATTGGTCACACTCAAGAATTTTGGGATTATTTTGATAAATTGTTAAACAAAGCTATAGCCATGGGAATCTACAATCCCAGTATACCAATTGTTGCCGATTACCAAGATCGTTGTCAAATGGGATAATTTATTATTTCAGTTCTTCAATGTTAAACTTTGTATTGAAGAACGTCATCACATAAATTTTGAACAACAAATATTTATACTCCTGGGATAGCTATAGCTGGTCCTCCGCCTCACATACTAAACTTAGGTTTATGTTTTCCGCCTCACATACTAAACTTAGACGACTTTTTACTCCACGCCCTAAATTTAGGCTTGTGGTCTTTACCGCACATATTAAACTTGTTGGTTATTTTTCGGTACCTGGATGGATATCTAGAACTAAAGCCACCGACAAGTTTGTAAGCAGCATAAGCCGCAAAAATACTTGCTACTAAGCTCAAAGCTCCACCGATGTAGTGAACAGTTCCGTCAAAGTCTTTATCCATTGTTCCAGGTAATATCAAAAGATATAATCCTAAACCAAACAATGCAAGACTCACTGTATATAAGATTATCTGACTAATTTGCATTTATTAAAAGATTTAAAATAGGATATTTTAAATTATTGATTGTCCAACAGAATTTTAGCTTGTATCATTAAAACACAATCACTGGCATCATCCTTCTTTTTCAGGGAATTTAATTTTTGTAAAAATTCAGAATCTTGTCTTCGACTTAGAATTGAGATGGCTTTTCGTGTACTCCATTTTTTAAGATTATCTTGTATCAAAACTGTCTTACCATTTTTATAAGTTTTCTCAATTTTTCCAAACTTTTTTGGAGCACGTAACACCTGTGTTTTGTGATAAGCTGGAAATTCCAAAACTTCAATTTCTGGGAAAACAATTGAAAAATAACTGTAGCAATGTTGTCCTAACTTTAAAGCCATAGTGTTAGTTTTACGTCTACCAAAGCTCATTTGTTGTTCTATCAAAATTAGGTCACACTTATTCCAATATTCTTTTCTTTCGTCTAGCACTTTTATCATGTTTTTGTAAACTCTGGGATCCAAATAAGAATCGTCGCAATCATACGTCAGATCAATGTTTTCTAAAAGTACTAGTTTACCTTTTTCAAACTTTTTCTCTGGGTTAATTACTTGAAACTTTTTCTTACCTTTTTTAATTGTTTCTTTCTCAGAATTTTTAAGTTCTTGTATTTCTTCTTCAGTAATATATTCTATAGCAAAGGCAAAGTTTTTCTTGCCGATATCAAAAGCTGCAATATGGGGCATTTATAAATAGTTTCATTTCTTTGGATGATATTTTTAAATGTAATAACATTTAAAACGTTTGCCACTCTTGCTTACCCTCTAGAAATTCTTCACGTAACTCCATCAAAATTTTTCCTAGCTTGTTTTGTCCATTGGCAGAAGGTCCTATACCAAACACTAAATCTTTTCTGGAATTAAAGATTATTCTTCTTTTTCCTGTCAACAACAAATTTTTCTTAATCGCTGGGTGCTGTTCGAATTTGAGTCTTAATATTTTTTTCATCGAAGTTATCGGATCCCAGGTTTCATGAGGAGTTATTTTTTCTCCAATTTTCCTAGAAGCAGTGGGATTTTTACTTTTCTTTAATTTTTCTACATAGTTTTTATCTCCAGGATTTTTACAAGCTTGAAACAATGCTTCACTTGTTGGATAAACCCCTTGAAGGCATATTGATTCAGGTGGAACTTTTATTTTATGTTCGGAATAAGTAGAAAATCCATTGCTTGGACCTATCTTATATGCTCTGAAAAATACCATATCACTTAAAAAGTGATGTACGTACATTTTTTGAGATCTAGTTTGAGGTGATCCTACTTTTCTCCACTTTTCTCTCATAACAGTTCTTTCATTATGATATTTAGTAGTCAAAGCAATGGCTTCCTGAGTGTTAATTTTATTTATAATAGCAAGTAAAACTGCCACAACAATTCCCGCTCTTCCATGTCCTCCTTTACAGTGTATGTATATTCTTTCTTCGTCGCCGAGTTTGTCTATAGTTTTTAACAACAAGTTTATCAGAGCTGTAAATTTAATTAAATCTTTGGGAACTGATCTGTCCGGTATAGCAAAATTAATCCAAGATCCTGAAAACCCTGGATTCAGATAATACGGATCTTTTACTTCACCTTCTTCGGTTAAAATGACAAAATACTTAACTCCCATGTTTTTTAACATTTCTGCTCTATCATGCGTTGGAAAACTGCCAAATATGGCTTTTTCTGCAACAAAGTAACTTGAAAATTCTTTGTAATTTTCTCCCATTTTCTTAATGAAAAGTAGTTTATAAGTAATAAATCAGTTTGTATTAAACAATTCAATACACAAACTAAAATGTCACATTACGATACTTTAGAGATTTCAAGATCGGCTTCTCAAGACGATATCAAAAAAGCATATCGTCGATTAGCAAAGATATGGCATCCAGATAAAAATAAAAATAAAGACGATGATAAGTTTAAAAATATTTCAACAGCGTACGAGGTTCTTAGTGATCCAATTAAAAAAAGAAATTACGACATGACCTTATCAAGTGGCCCAAGTCCTTTCATGGGACCAAATTTTTTTCAACAATTCTTTCCTCAGCAGCAACACATACAAAAAACCAATATAGACATTACTTATGAAATAGGTATAACACTGGAGCAAATATGTCAAAGAAAAAGATTAAATGTCTCTTACAAAAGAAAAAATGTTTGTATTTCATGCAAGGGCAACATGACCAAAAACAAATATATTCCAAACTGTTTTGCTTGTAATGGCCAGGGTTTCAAAATTCAAAAAGTAAATATGATGGGAATTATGTCCATGAACCAACAAGTTATGTGTAATGCATGCAAAGGAAAAGGTAAAATTATAAGTAAATTAGACGAATGTATTAACTGTGGAGCCTCCGGTATAAATGAAGAAACAAGCAGTGTTATTTTAGAGTGCGAAGAATTTGCTAAACTTGCGAATTCTTTTGTGGGTTCTTCAACTAAAAAAATATTTTCAAACAAAGGTCATTTCGATCAAAAAACCAAAAAGACGGGAAATTTAATTGTTTTAATCAAAATTAAGCCACATAGTAAATTTAGCATTGCGGGTCTAGATTTATGTTGCGAGCATAAAATATCCTGTTTAGAAGCTTTGGCTGGCTTTAAAGCTTCTATAAAACATCCCAATGGAGAAAATATAGATTTCATATCACCAAAAGGCATCTCTTTCGTAAATAATCAAAAGTTTAGAGTTCCGGATTGTGGGATTTGCGGTCGAGGGCATTTGTATGTAAAAATAAAAATTTGTCTCCCGTGTGAAATTTCTGAAAAACAACAAAAACAAATTATGGAGATTATGAAAAATGATACTAAATAAAAGATGTCTCGAAGGCGTAAGAAAAAGGTTTTTACCAAAAAAGATTACCAAAGTGACCAAGGAATGGTCACCACAGTCTGGGGACCTGCTCTTTGGCATGTTTTACACACTATAAGCTTTAATTACCCCACCAAACCCACACCCCAGCAGAAAAGAGATTATAAAAACTTTTTTCTGTCGTTGGAAAAGGTTTTGCCTTGTAGATATTGTAGAGAAAATTTTCCCAAGAATTGTAAACAAGCTGGATTATGCGATGAAGTTTTTAAAAACAGAAATAGTTTTTCCAAGTTTATTTATAAATTACACTGTAAAGTCACGAAAGGTCTTGGAAAATACACTAGCGAAGATTGCGATAGTTACAAAGAAGTAAAACAGAGGTATGAGTTTTTTAGAGCAAGATGTAGTAAAAAAGCACCAAAAAAGTCTAGTAGAAAACCTAAAAAGGAAAAAGGTTGTGTTGATCCTTTGAATGGTAAGAGATTGAAATGTGTAATAGACGTAGTTCCCCATACAAGCAAAAAGAAAAGTTTCAAGGTGTGTGCAAAATACACTAATTAATTTGTTTTCTAGAAAACAAATTTTATTTAGTTGATTCATTTGGTTTAATCGTAAGACATCTGTTGACCCATGCACCAATTGCCAAAAGAATTGTTACAAGTAAAGCCCACCATTGGGCGCCATCTGGATTTGTTGGTTCTCCAATTGGATTAGTTAATAATATTAGAGCATACCAACCAATGATGGAAGCGCAAACCAAAAATGCGAGTGCCACCCAACGATGTTGATTAAATATTTTCGACAAATCCATTTTATTAGTATCAAAAAAATTCACCCAAATTTTCAGCATCTGAATCTGAATCACTGATGTATAATCCTATAAGTTCCTTCTCGGTTAGAGCTCGCCTACCCCCACCCGACTCTGTCGTAACGATGGTAAAGTTCATTAGGTGGGTTTGGGTGTGCGACGCCACCGTGGTATATTATATTTTCTCCAAAAGCACCATCCTCCACCGTCCAAATCCATTCCGCGTCGTCAATTCCCATTCGCACCAACGCATGCGCGTAATTAAATAAGTCGTTGCGATAAGATTCCGCCACAGCTAATGAATGTCTATAATTTTCCAATGCCATCTGATCTAGAAATTGCCTTTCATCGCGAGCCGCCGCGGAACCAATAAGCACATTACCGTGTTTATCTTCAAACGTAAAATCCCTTTCAAAATCAAATGGTCTACCCTCACTTTCTACCTCCGTTTTAACAGCATGAATATCATCCTTCACTGCTTGTAAATTTTCACGTAGTCTACGCATATACGTTTCTCTTGCGTCACGGCGTTTATCAGCGTATGAATGAAAAAGATCAGCAGGCCATGGTCCTCTTCTTCTCAGTTCTGCAACATCGGTATTCAATAGATATTTGAGCGTCTCTACCTGGTCCGGCATTTCGTGCAAATTCCTTAGTGTGGAATAAACCTCATGAGAAGACGGCCAAAGCTGAGAGGCTTCGTGCCGCTCCTCCGGTCGAAATGCTTCATCCATCAAAATATCGATTTCTCTTTTGCTGAGGGGTTCTATATCACCCATTCGGTCCCACAATTGGCGATTCGAGCGCGCAAAAGTTGCACTATTAGTTAATTCAGAACCCATGATCTTTTTGAGATCTTTTTGTTGTGGTATCGTGACAAGACGTTTAAGATGTAAGTCGGAGCCCTCGGACCACTGACTTGTGTGAGGTAATTGTCGAGCAGCTAAATCGAACAAAGACGGTACTTTTTGCTTTTTCAATTTTCTACCTTCGCCTAAAGCTCCGTGCTTTTTAAAGACACGATCCTTTTTGACCTTAAATTTACTTTTTTTCTTTTTGGTTGACATATTCTTCATTGGTATATTTCCGGTGTTTTGACTACGATCTTGTAGTCCCGAAAGAGCACGGCGACTGTTTAGACTGTGTCCCCGAGGTGAGGTCGGAAAGACAACAGCGTTAAGTCTTTGCATGAAAGATCCAAAGGTTTTTGGTTGAGCTGGTGGTCCATCTAAGTCTAATCCGCCTCGTTTTATTTTGTTTCTTTTTCTTCTTTTTCCACGAGCTGCAGCCTCTCGATCTCTGCTTCTCTTTAGTTCACGCGAGAAACGACCTCTGGCATCATCTACAGCGTCTTCTCTATCTTCAACATACATTAATTGTAGACCATTGTACGCGTTAGGAAATAAAGCAATTTCCGCGTGATGTCCGACCGAAGAATCCTCATAAGGTTTACCTCGACCAGTGCCAAAACCGTAAATTTCATAGTTGGGTAATTTTTGTTTCAGCTGTTTGGAAACTAGAAAATCACCCGATCTATAAGTTTCCCTATTGACTACCCAATTTTTATTAAATATACTTTTCCCTGTTTCGTCTAATATCGCATCAACAAAAATTTGATTTGCCGACAAGCTTAAATCAAGTATTTTTATATCTTGATTGATTTGGAATGTCTCAATTTTATTGCCATATTGCACAATGTCTTCTCTTTTAATTCCAAACCATCCGGTATGTGAAAAATCAAGACCATTTCTACTTGCGGTATATAACAAACTTCCAGGTAGTAAAACCAAAATTTGCACAGGGTAGTCTCGGCCGTCGATATTTATAACCTCGATAATATTCCTAGTAGTTTCTTTTAGTTTGCCTTTTATATTTTTCAGAGGCGTTGCATCTGATCTTCCATAACTCATTTGTTTTAAAATAAAAACAAATAATAGATTCAATTTTGTAAAACAAAATGACTATTGATCAGATCATTTGGTTATCAACTTTCATTGTCGCCACTATTTTATCTATCTTTTTTATATCAGGAGCTGAAAAACAACAAGCCCTTTACAAAATATTTACCAACCCTATTAATTGGGTATTTTTATCTTTGATAGCAGGGGCTATAATTTACGGAATTGTTACCGATGACGCCAGATATCACAAAGCTTTGGGTTTGTCGATAATAGCGTTACTTACCTCGATATTTGTAGAGCTTAGAATGATATTTGCCCCGTTTTTCTTAGTAATATGTTTTGTTATGGCTTTTCCAGACCTATTTTAACTGTTTTTTAAATTCTAGGAATTTAAAAATTTACAAGTCTGTGTCACATATATTTTCACAAAGCTTGTTTATATCATTTGTGTTACCAGCTAAAAAATCTTTATCGGTGATACATTTTTTGTAAGCTTGTAAATAGTCAGAAATCTGAGACCTTTTGTTTTCTATATCAGACACTTTCAAGGAAAAAGGAATTTCTGTTAAAACTTCTTTCATAGCTTCATATCCATGCTTATCGATAAAAATACTTAAACTTTTAATTTCGTCTCGGGTGTATCTTGTTTCTATAGACAACATACAAGAATCAAAGGCTGTTTCTTGTCCATCTTGCGAATTAATAACGTGTTTGAAAACAAGTTCTCCCAGTATTCTAATGTCTGATCGACAGAGTTTTTCAACTTTTCCTAAATTTTTAAGAACAGAATCGCCAAGTAAATCAAATTCTGGGATATCGGGAGATTCTTTTTTCGGGGGTAATTTTTTCTTTTTTGAAAAGTTCTCATATTCATCATCAAAGCTTATACTTCTTCTCTTTAGCATGTTCTGTTGAGACATTATTGAAAGATAAAAATCAGTTTATATTAGTCTTCTTATTCCAAACTCCGCCGATATCTGAACGAAAAAATCAGGAGGTAGCGGTGGGGGAGTATCTTGTTGATCGGTTTCAAATAATTCTCCGTTGTACAAATATACCCTAAATCTTAAGTTGTCGTTTGGTTTAAATTTAATAGTTTGCACTGTGCCATCGCCGTCTAATTTAATAAATTTAGATATAACAGGAGTACTTGTGTCATCTATATTTACCCGAAATAAAGCTTTGTTTGAATTTGGATTATTAGAGTAAATTATACCTAAATTACCCGAACTTGGACTAGTCACATTTGACAACTCTACGTAAATGTATGGGTAAAAAGCGATTAATCCGCCTATGTTATTATCTAACGGTAAATTTGGAAGTATTAACGATAAAAGCTCTATTTCATAACAAACCATTTGGTTTTGAGACACTGTACTCCCAGTATAATTTAGAGAATGACTAATGTTTTCCAAAAATGGTAAAATTTGATACGATTGTACTCTTAACACTCCACTGTTATTTAAACTACTCAGAATATTATTATTACCTGTGATTGGTAAACTGTTATTATTCAATAATTGGGGATCTCCCATATTTGTTAAATTATCAGAAGTGTTTTGATAGACAGCTCCGAAATTTTGATAAGTACCCTCTATGTAAAAAACAGAGAGTGTATTTCCAAAATTAGCAGGCACAACTCCAGCGCTATCGGTGGCATATACGCCAGTAAAAGTTTCCGTTTTGCTCAAAATTGCCATTATTCTGCGTAATCCAGTTTCTGGGAACGGATTTGTATCAGAGCATTCTGTTAATTTAAGTGGGTACTCGCCTGATTGGATATCCAAACCGTTCCACCAATTATTTGTTCCAACTCGAGCCATAGCATAGTAATATCTTGCAATTGCTGGAGACCTGGTTAAAATGTTTGTGTTGGCGGTCCCGTCTAAATTATATTGACCCAAGCTAGATAAAAACACATAGTCGCCAAATTTACCCCCAACTGTAGTTCTGGTGGCAGTAGTTGTCGATGTAATTTCAGGAATTTCCAAACATTGATAAACTTGAGGTATGTATAATACTGCAGATCTTCCCTGAGCTGTTGATAAATTAGGTTCAAGGAAGTAATTACCAGTGCGATATCCTTGACCTTGCTGACGAACCCTGATTTTGAGTATTCCTCCGTGCAATCCACTGGTTTGACCACCAGTCTTGTTACCAGACCACATGATTTCTTCTATTTCTCCGTAAAACCCATTTCCAGGACCGATTAATAAATAGTCAGGTGTCGCATAATTTACTATGGCATTTGTGTTATCTAAATATTGAAACAAGCCAGAGGCAATGGTCTCACCTCTTTTAAAGTTTTCACCTCTTTCCTTAATCAAAATTTCAAGCACTGAACCATTAGAAATCCCTATTCTAGAAATAGTATCGACTTGTAATGGATTTTGTCTACGAAGTACAAAAGTACTACTTCCAAACATGTATATAGGAGTTGTTAGCTTAGGAGTTATTGCACTGTCTTGTAGTACTGGTAAACAAATTGGATTATCCAAATAAGCTATTCTACGATTAGAATCGTATCTGGTAATTTTGGAAAAACAAGGTAAAGAATCAGGAGTCTGTGGAATGTTAAATCTGGTTCGTTGCTCCTGTGTGTAATTGGACACAAATAAACCAACGTAAGCATTTTCTCTGTCGGACCCTCCAGGAATAAAAATCCGTGGACCTCCGGTCACAAAATCTTTCCAATCATTTCTAGGATCTGTGTTAAAATCTATTAAATAAAAATCTTCATTCGGATTGAAATTTTCCGAAAAAGTTTCTTTTATCGTAACCACGGCAGAAGAAGGCTGATAAGATTGAATTATACTGCTTTCAACAATTGCGGCCGGTAGAGTAACACCGGTTGTAGAAGTTATTTCGGGCCAAGTGACAAAACTATTAGCACCAACATTTGGTCCGTAAACCCATGCAATTGTTGATCCAGATAATTTAGAAGCAGGATTTACATTTGTTAATGTTTGACCAACAGAAAACCCGCTACCATTTGAACAATAAACATAAACAGCGATAGTCCCACCTGCTACGAAGGAATTATTTTTCTCATACAAAGCAAAAATAGATCCGTATTGTTGACCACCGCCCGGTGCCGGAGCTTCTATAAAATTATTAGGAGGTGTGGTCGTTACACTTAAAGATCCAGCCAAATCCGTCAATACCAGAACTTGCCATCCTAATAAACTTTGTTGATTTTGATTAAGAGGCAGACTGGGATCATAATTAAATCTTAATAGATTAGATCCCGCTAAATAATCTTTTTGAGGGGTGTACTGATAATTAAAAGAGGTAGTACCTGTCAATGGACTCCAGATATTTTGATTTATCAAACTAGCTGACAAAGAAGGTGCTCTTCTAGATCCACCATTAAATTTTTGAGCGGTTACACAAGCAAAACTTTCAGGGAAACAAATATCTTGAGTAGCTCCTGCAAAATCAGCCGCTGGCTCAAGCGTTGGCGTTGGTCCTGGATTTCCATCCACTTGTGCTCTTACAGGCCAAACAGATGAGTAAAATACTTCGTTTATTCTTCTGGGTATGATAGGTACCACTGGTCCCAATCCTCCGTTATATTCCCCACTTGGCTGAGCGTAAGGCATTTGATACCAAGTGTATTCGGGATAAGCCCCAACTAAAGCATTTCTACCGGAAGTTTCGGTAAAATTCCTGTTGGTGCAAGTTATAGGAACTGTAAATTCAGCCGGACAGGGCCATTTGTGTCTATCCCTATACTCTGACGTTAATTCGATGAACCGGGTAGAGCTTTCTCTTTTTTGATGAGGTTGTGATTTGTTCATTGATTTTATTTAGATCAAAGAATTTTAAAGCCAAATATTACAAAAATTCGAAATTTAAAATTCTTAATAAAAGAACATGGACTTAAAAAAGATTTTATCTATTATAGCTTTGGTTTTGCTCGGAATTTTCATATACAATATGATTGATCCCTTAGGTATGGACACGCCTACGTACAGGGCGGTCTCTGGGCCTTACAAGGGTAGATCAGTCGTTCAAGCTACCGGAAAACCAAGATTTATGGGTAGTTATGAAGCCGGTTTTATTATAATAGTTTTGGCCCTCCTATGTATTGCTTTTGGGAATATTTTTGATCATTCAGACAATTACACTAAGCCAAACGAATTAATAATTCTAACAATGGAGAAATGCGGATTTTGCAAAAAACTAAAATCGGAACTTCCAAAAATTAAACAAATGCTTGGTGGAAATGTTGACATCAAAGTTGTAAATGACGACGACGCTGATTTTGAAAAATTAAGCAAAAAAATGAAAGCACGTGGTTATCCACACGGTCGTATTAACGGGAAAGATATAGTAGGATTTAGACCCGCGGCTCAATATGCAGCAGAAGTTAAGAAAGCTTTGTAAACTTATTATTATTAATAATAAGTGTTTATACGAAAAGTTTCAACGCCTCTTGAACAGTTTCTAAAACGACGTTTGTTTTACCAGCCATTTTCCTATGAATTGCTAATCTTTTTGAATCTCGAAATTTTCTCTGTAGCTTGTCTAGTAATATTCTTTTTTCTTGATTTCTTTCTCCACTTGATTCTTCGGTATTTTCGATTTTCAAATATGGATTTAGTTTCGAGTATCTTTCTAACAAATCATCTGGAAATTTTTTATTGCTGGGTATGATTAATTTGGTTGGTAAACCATAATATCTATAATGATTTGCAAAAGCCATGACAAAACCCAAAGAATCTGACTGACGAGAAACAAGATTTCTGAAAGTTAGATTGATTCTTCTTTTAGGATTTTTAAATTTTTTCAACGGTGGTAAAACTCTGTGATTTACATCGGCTCTCATCATACAAATAGAAGCGTCTGGTAAATATACATCTTTACGAGGTCCCCCTTCTTTTGATTCATCTCTGATTTGAAACCTAAATGTAGCTGATTCGTGTTCAGGGGGCCCATCTGGGAAAAATGTTACAGAAGCAAAAACTGGAGGATCGGCGTACCAAGGCTGATCATCTGTATGTTCACATATGGTGTGTTTGTTACCTGGTACGTACTCATTGGCAACAAATAAAGCAAAAGTCGCTGGAGAGACAGGAGCTTTAGGAAAAGTTTTTTGTAAATATGGTATTAGCAAATTTGACAATCTTTGAAGCCCGGGTGGCATCGCAACAGTTTTTGATTGCAAAACGATAGACGACGTTTGTTGAGAAGAAGTCCAGTAAGTTTTTTCTACAGTTAATTTTGAACTTCCTTCGTCAATTGTGTTTCCCATAACACAAACACCTCTGTTAGGGGAGTTTGTGCCTAATCCACCAACATGTTTATACACAAAATTTAGGTCACATGCTTCTTGCTTAATCTTCGCTAATAATTTGGGTGTAATTCCATCCAAATCAAATAAACTTTTAATTTTGATTCGATCTTTCATCCATTTACTGGGTTTTTTCGAAGACTTTGATAAATTGTAATCAGCAAATTCTGATATTTTTTCAGAAAGCAAAAACTTTTTCTCTCTTGATTGTTTAACCAATTCAGATCTGGTATATATATTTAACTTGTTGAAATTTGATATATTCGGATTTGCACAGAAATGTCTCAACTTTTGTGCCTCGGTCATCTTTATAATTTTAAGTTATAAAGATAAAGTTTTTCAGTTTACGTTAATCTCTTGATAGAAAACTCCGCTGAAATTTGCACAAATACATCTGGTTCGAGTGGGGGAATAGTATCTTTAGTTTGTGTTTGAAATAATTCTCCATTCTGCAAATACACCCTGAAATACAAATTATCGTTTGGTTTGAATTTTACTGTTTGTACAGCTCCATTTCCATCAACTTTGATAAAAGCTGAAATTGCAGGAGTGGGTGTGTCGTCAATTCCAACCCTAAACAAAGCCCTATTTGCATTTGGATTGTTTGAATATATAATACCTTTCATCCCACTAGAAGGTGCGGAAACATTCGATAATTCTACATACAAATATGGATAGAAAGCAATCAATCCACCAATGTTATTATCGAGAGGTTTATTCGGTAAAATTAGAGAAATTAACTCAATCTCATAGCAAACCATTTGATTTTGAGAGACTGTACTTCCAGTATAGTTTAGAGGTACATTGCTATCTCTGTCAAATTGTAAAATTTCCAAGACATTAGCTGAAGCTAAATTACTCAAATTCATAAATCCAGCAAAATTGGCGGAATTATTGTAAGTAGCTGGCTCAATTCTATGATCAATAAACGCTATTTCAGGTTGCGCAGCTAACGCATTAGTATCTGTATTAATTGTTTGACCTGGATACGCATCCGAACCGGGTAATTCCGGCAACCAAGCTAAATTTTTATCGACATATTCTGTTTGTGCGATCGAATACCTGCCTCTAAATGAAGATAAATCATATCCTTTTGATAATCCTAGCCATAAAACATTATTTTGTCCAGGCAAAGGATTTCCATTTGGCAGTAAAATATTCCAAAACCCTCCTAAATACGTACCTGGCGCATAATACTGTAAATTTACCACAGAACTCCCCGCTGTAGATATGTTTTTGGCGATAACAATCTGATTGTTTCTGCTTCTAATTACAGTGTCAATAATTCTCAAGCCTGTTTCTGGAAATGTTTCATCATCAACCTTACAATTCTGTGAACGTCTTGGATATTGGTTATTTTTCAATTGCCTACCATATTCGTTAAATTGATTAAGCGTTATATCCGATCCAAATGTAGTTTGAGAAAAATTAATGATGTATTCGGCTATTCTAGGTGCTTGATTGTATTGCGTAGCTGCTGGTAACCCCCCAGATGCACCAAAAGTAATATATTCTGCGGTATCATTTAATCCATGACCAAAAGTTGGCATATACACTGCACAGCCAGGCTCGGGAGTACTTGGAAACTTTTCCCCGCCAACTACACTTATCGATTGATAAGTTGTATTAACTTGTATTTTTCCGTTAATACCTGGTTGGCGTCTAAATGTGTAATCCCCATTTGGTCCCTCAAAAGGAGCAGTTCCAGCGGCGTTTTGTTTGGATATATCACCCCCTTCTCCTTGAACTATATACAACACAGAGCCGGGATAATAATCATAACCAGGTGTATTAATTTTAACATCAGTTATTCCACCTAATGCATCAACAGATATAATATCAACCCAACAAATATTCAAAAAAGTATAAGTTCCATTGATTATTTCTGGCTGTGGTAACATGCCCGTAAAAGGTGGTAAAAAAGTGTCTGGGACTTCAATTAGAGCCATAGCGGGCATCCCGGGAGCGGTAGGTTTATATCCTTGACCTGCGCTAGTAATTACAATTTCAAATACGGAATTATTATGAATAGCAAAAGGAGTGGTCACCGGAGTTGCTTCTGCGATTAAAGGTTCGTAAGGAACTAAAGACTGTTGAGGTTGAATGGGATTTTTACCCCTAACTACAATACTCTCCGCGCCGAAAAATCCTCCAAAACTAACAGGACCATCGTTTAAATCTTTAGTTGTTAAAGTTGTCCAATTGATCGAATTGCTCCAATAATCATATAAATTATTAGCCGTGCCAAATCCCGTCAAAGGGATATTTTTATACCAAGGTGGGATAGCAACTCTAACAGGTACAGGATTTGCCAATCTTGTCAAAGAAGGCGCTGTTCCAAGGGCTGAAAGAGGATTTTCGGCGGTGGTTGGATCCAAAGAACTTACAAAAACAATTGCATCGCCATTTACAGGTTTTGTTAAAGCAACCCTGAACGGTTTTGAAACAATTGCCCCCAATCCACCAGTCGCTGGATCTATAGTTTGTACTTGATAAGTTACAATTGAACCAACAGGTAATTCTGGTGCTACACTAGGTGATAAATATACCACGGTATTGTTAGAAATAACATTTACTCCTCTGTCTTGAGGTGCTGCTCGCTGAAACTTTGTTTCATTATCCAAAAATAATAATTTATTGGTTACCGAATAAGAAGAAACTTTTCCGGTTTGTACTCCTAGTAAATTTGCATAATTTACATCGTAAGTAATATTCTCTAAAAACACTCCAGAATAATAATTTGGAATGTTCGCCCCACCTGGGAAAAATAAACGAGGAGATCCGCTCTGCACTTGCGGCCAGTATCCAGTTGGATCAGTATCGAAATCAATTAAAAAGAAATCGTTCCCGACACCTGGCGTGAAAGCATTAGGACCACCTGAAAGAAAAGGTGTTACCAGAGTAGCTGTCCCAGTTGAAGCTTCATATGAAGCGATTATTGAAGTTTCAACAAATCCGCAATACCTATATTGTGCTTCTGGGTCAGTAGCAACCAAAACTGTCCCCCAAGCGGTCCCATTTAATGTTACCACATCGGAAACAGAAAAACTGGTTAGTGTTGTGGAATAAGGAGGCCACTGAGCGTTGGCAAATCCCGGCAATTCTGCATTAGCGTAAGTACCTCCGACTCTGACTACAATATTTGTGTCTGAAATAATGCAAGCAATATATCCATTCGCCCCAGGAGCAACAACTAAATCGCCAAGAACTGGTGTTGTAGGCGGTGCTGAATCTATTGTTAAGGTTTGATAATAAAAAGCCTGTCCCAAACTTCCAAGTAGTGGATCTGCGTTTCCGGCATCGGCTAACGGTTCCAAGAGAGGATTTGTTGTAAAACGTATTAGCGTAGCTCCTGCAAAATAATTATCAATTGTCCCGGTTTGCAAAGCAATAGATCCTAATTGAGGGGCTTCAGGTGTGCCACCAGAAAAATTAGCAGGAGATACTACATTTTGAATTCTGATAAATCTATCGTTCAAAAAATTTGCATTCCATGCTGGTCCAGGTCCAAAGGCCGCCAAAGGCGTGTCAAAACGGGCTCCTTTGCTTCCTGAAGTCCATCCACCTTGACCTCTGATACTTCTATTTGTAACAATTGTCGGGCCCAAGCCCGCTGCGCTCATTGAACTCAAGTATATAGGATCACTTCCTTCCAGCCAATTGATTGGCCACAGAGAAGTTAATGTCTGATTATTAATTGATCGGGGTATTTTTATTACCTGTTGATCTGTACCACCTACATCTCCAGCGAATGCTCTCAAATCTTCTCCCGCGTACGGGGCTTGAAACCAAGAAGTTGATGGGTAAGATTTAGCAATATAATCTTGTGCGTTTACTCCTCCCTGTACGTCGTTGGTGCAAGTAATCTGCGTCTTAAACTCTGCTGGACATGGATAACAATTTCTATTTCGGTAAGTGGAGTCAAATTCCATATATCTTCTATTAGACATTTTATTATGTGGTGGGAATTTTTAAGCTCGAGATTTTATGTTATACAATAAATGTATTCGAACATGTACAATTTATGCAACAGCAATGCTGCGCGACCTCGAGTTATCACTACGAATACTCATTTTATCAATCCAGCTTCAAATATTTATGCTACAAGTGTCTTTAGAACACAGAGACCTAACTATAATCCGGGAATATGGGGTCCAGGAGCTTGGGATTTCCTTTTTACTGTCGCTAAAAGTTACCCAAATAATCCGTCATATTCTGAAAAATTAAAAATGAGAAGATTTCTAGAATCTATGGATTATTGTTTGCCCTGTGAAAAATGTAGAAATAATTTTGCTTGTGAAATTGGATTTTTAACTGAGGGTGATTTGACAAATTCTCAAACAGTAATGAATTGGTTGAATAAATTACGAGAAAGAATCAAACAAAGAAAAAAAGAGGAAAAATAAATGGTTTTGTTTGCAATAGCTGACATAATTTTATCGGTATCTTGGCATACTAGTATTTTTGTACTGAGAAATATGTATAACGGAATTTATTATCTTTATTATGGATTTCAACCCTCAGAAGAAGAAATTTTAAAATTACAAGTAAATGAATTACAAGAGAGAATTAAAAATTTAGAGGAAAAAATAAAAACTGAATCTAACGAATAAAACATTTTAATCAAATGATTAAAATTCCAGTACTAGACAAAGGATATATTGAACTAATTGAAACTTTTGGCGATGAATTGACGATAGTCAACGCAGCCAGAGTTTCTTTTGGAACGACAAAACAAGATCTCTCGGAAAGAGATGTAAAGCTAATTAAATATTTGTACAAACACAAACACATGTCTCCTTTTAGACATTTAATGTTTCGTTTCAGAATTAAGGCGCCTGAATTTGTCATGAGACAAGCATATAAACATGTTGTTGGTATAGAAGCTACGTCAAATGATTCGACAAAGGATCACGCTTGGAACGAAATTTCTGGTAGATATAAACCGGTCACCGAATTTTATGTACCGGAAATTTGGAGGCAACAATCAACCGACAACAAACAAGCTTCAGCTGGTCCATTTACCGAAGAAATGCAACCAGCTGTTCGAGGAGTTTTTGAGGGAGCAATGGAAAATATCATGAAGGCCTATGAAAATTTACTGTCAATGGGAGTTGCACGTGAACAAGCCCGTATATTGTTGCCTTTGAATCAATACACGGAGGTAATATGGACATGTTCTGCGCAGGCTCTTCTTAATTTTATAGAGCTCCGTGATGAACCTTTTGCTCAAGTTGAAATAAGAGAATATGCAGTTGTTTTTAAAGAACTCTTAAAACAGAAATTTCCTAATTTGACTGAGATCTGGTTTGCAAATTGAAAAATTTTGATAAGAATTTAACTTATTAAAATGAATAGTTTAAATATCTACACTGACGGTTCTTGTCTGGGAAATCCAGGAGCCGGAGGATATGCATATGTTGTCATTATCGACGATAATATTATTCAAGAAAAAAGCGGGGGATTGGTTCAAACAACCAATAATCGAATGGAGCTAACAGCCGCGAATGAAAGTATAGATTTCGTTAGCCAAAACTTTTCAGAGATAAAGGTGAAAATTTTGACAGATTCTAAATATGTCAAAAATGGAGCTGAAACATGGATGAAACAATGGAAGTCAGACAATTGGACAAAAAAGAAAGGTGAGATTAAAAATTTAGATCTGTGGAAAAAACTTGATTCTTTAATGTCACAATCAGCTAAGTTAAAAATTGTAATATCATGGGAATGGGTAGAAGGGCATTCCGGGGACAAATGGAACGAATACGTTGACAAAAAAGCTAGAACAAAAGCTGAAGAATTTGCACCAGGAGCATCTAAAATTTCAGCGGGTCCGAGTGGTTTAACAAAGTCTCAAGAAAAAGCCATTTCGCTGATGATCAGTGGTAAAAATATTTTACTTACTGGTCCGGGTGGATGCGGGAAAACCTTTTTGATAAAATATTTCACGAGAAATTACAAGACAAAATTTAAAATAGCAGTGACCAGTACAACTGGTACTTCAGCTTTGCATATTAATGGTTCTACGTTGCACTCATGGGCGGGAATAGGATTAGGATCGGGTAGTGTAGGGGCAATGACAACTCACATTAAAAAGAAAAAATATCTGAAGACTCGGTGGACAGAAACCGAAATTTTGATAATAGATGAAGTGTCAATGCTTAGCGGAGAATTGCTCACTAAACTAAATGAAATAGCAAAAAGAGTTCGTCGTTGCGAGAAACCTTTTGGAGGACTACAAGTTATTTTTGCCGGGGATTTCTTACAATTACCTTGCGTTGGTTCCAGTGAATTTTGTTTTGAAGCACCTGTTTGGGAAGAAATAGTTGAAGAATGTGTATATCTAAAAGAAAATATGCGTCAGTCACAGGGTGCATGGCAAACTTGTTTGAATGAGTTAAGGATGGGTGAAATTTCCCAAGATTCATATGACCTTCTTGAAAATTGTTTAGACAGAGAATTGGATATTACTGATGGGATCGAACCTACTATTTTGTATCCTTTAAACGCCGATGTTTCTGAAATAAATAATGAAAGACTTATGCAAATGGCTGAGCAACACGGGGAAGTTTTTGAATACCCTAATACAGTCAGCTTATATGACCCAAAGCAAAAACACAAAATAGAAAAATTTGTTAAAAATTGTCCCGCAGTTGAAAATTTAAGTATAACTATTGGATGTCAAGTAATGCTTTTGTGGAATTTGGACTTTGATTCAGGACTTGTAAATGGTAGTAGAGGTATAGTTTTAAAATTTATCGAAGACAAACCTGTTGTAAAATTTCTAAATGGAACAGTAAGAATGATTGACTATCACGTTTGGGAGTTAGAAGAAAATGATAGAAAAATTGGAAGTATCGAACAAATACCTTTAAAGTTAGCTTATGCGTTAAGCATTCACAAAAGTCAAGGTTGCACTTTGGATTTTGTAATCACTGATTTGCAAGACGTTTTTGAATATGGACAAGTTTATGTGGCTTTGAGCAGAGTCAAAAAAGTGGAAGGTTTGAGTATTAGGGGTTTAGATTTGAACCGTATAAAAGCTCATCCTAAAGCTGTAGAATTTTATCGAAATATGTAAATTTTATACTTGAATAAGTATTAAATTTAAATTAGTTGATTAAGCTTTTTTCTTGACCACGCGTTTCTTAACTACGCGCTTCTTAATTACTTTTTTCTTTGGCTTTGGCTTTTCTACTACCTCTTCCTCTTCCTCATCCAAACTACCGGAACCATCATCATCGGAGACTTCTTCATCTTCTTCATCATGACCAAGGGCCGATAGCATATCACCACCGGTGACAGTCGCCACTTTTGCTCTAGCTTTTGGTTTTAGCAATCTTTTTTGTTTTGAAGAAGCTATCTTTGCTGTTGCTTCATGTAGCTTAACCTGAAGTGATACTCTGGCTCCGATAAAAATAGACTCGATCTTAACTGCTGCATCCAAATGGCAATATTTACCAATCAAGTCGAGCGGGTCAATTTCCTCGTCGGTTTGCTCATCGTAAAAAGGAGTTAGAATTTTAGGAGGTGGTACCTTTCCGTCTGGTCCTTTTTCTTTTTGGTTTTTCTTTGATACCAAAAGCTTTGGATAAAGTGTCGGACCTCTGCCCTCGACAATTTTTCCCTTTTCGCGCTTCCAGTACATGGGATTAAATTTCTTTAGTTCCGATGCTTCCAAATCGTATTTTTCCACCTCGTCTTTATTTTCCAAAACATGTTGTTTGGCATATTCTGCCGCGGCGTTAAACCCTTCAACCCAAGCTTTTTCTCCATCGGTAGCCGCATCTTTACTCCACATACACAATGCTACTGAATATCCATCGATAACTCCATTGTCATTTGTATTTGCTTGAAGACCATATGAAAAGCGTCGCCCGGTTGAAAATACCAGATCACCGATGCTTCCGTCTGGATTAATTGCTCCAATAGGGATACGAAAATATATGATTGTCTTTCCATCACCAAGAGTGATGGTATTCTTTTGCGGCTTACCAAACCACATAATACTTTCTGGTCGAAAAATCTCCATAGTTTCAGGATCATATGCAAGTGTTAGTTCTGTATTATCACTATCGTAAGACATTATTTTTATTGATAAAAATCAACCTTTAACTAAATCATTTTTGAATTTTTTAACAACATCCGCATTTTTTGAAAAGTTTAACCAAACAATTTCTAACTTTAATACGGGTTTCGCCATTATTTAATTCAATGAAACTATCGATCACGCTCGGTAAAGTCATCTCAATAAAAAGAGACAAATCGCGAGCCATTTGTTCATCTTCTACTTCATCTTTTACATATTTGGCGACAACAAAAACCACCAAATCTTTTTTCTGAGCTCCTTTGAGATTTGAAAATCCTTGAGCTAATTTCATTAATTGAATTGTAATTCTTGCTATGTTATATAAGGTTAATCCACCTTCGTTATCGGCAATTTTAACTAAATCGTTATACAATCTAGTCTTTGGGTAATCACCTGGCATTTCCACAGAGATATGAGATATACTTGTCATTTTTATTTAGTTAGAACTTTTAAGATTTGTTTGTATAACAAATTGTGATACAAAATTATGGGTCTCCAGAAATACTGTCAACAATAAAGTATGCAAAGGTCATCGCACTTGTATATGGCGTGCCATTGTTGAACGTTGCAATATCAGCTGCAGCTACATTTCTAATAAATTTTACCTCCAAAAAAGAACTTTCGCTGGATGTGTGATATCCCGATAAAGCTATAGCAGCCCCTGCTTGCTGCGCCGCCACCAGTGTCACGGGAGATCTTTGGTTTGCTGAAATAAAGCCATGAAGTACAGGAGTGTCGTATGATCTGTCAAAAGTTATTCTAAAACCGTCTCCTGCTGTAATTCCAGCGGCAGGAAGGCCGGAGAAAAGGATAACACCAGTAGTATCAGTTTCTCCGACCAATTCGATAGTTACGGTCGGTGTCGTCGCAACAGCCCAATCTCCAAGACCTGTCACAGTAACATTACCTGACGGGCCGAAAAATTGTAAATGGCTGTTTTTTGCTATGTTTAAATCCCCATCTGTTAAATTTAAAATTACATCTCCAGCAGCAGTGTTTACTAATGATATACCGGTGGGCCCAGATGTCTCTATAGTATGGTTGCTGCTATTTTGTGTTATATCACCAGTGGCAGTACTATTTATACCACCAGTGGCAGTACTATTTATATCACCAGTGGCAGTACTATTTATATCACCAAGGGTTGAAGTTGTGGTTATATTGCCCACAGCAGTTATAGATAAATCAGCAGGACATTGAATATCACAAACTTGTAAAACTCCGATGACAATTAAATCTCCTGATATCTCTATACCACCTTTAACAATTAACTCTCCACTTACTGTTAAATTTCCAATAACACCTGTTTGACAGGAAAAATCTTGCGATGCAACTAAAGAAACGCATTGTAAGTTTGCCTTTTGACATGTTGAAAGATGGTTCAACATAGCATCACTTTGGTTTAGGCGACCACTTGTATTAGCGGCGCCGAATACGAATAATCCGTTAGACATTTATTACAAGAAAATAGTTTGTATCACAAAATGTGATACAAAAATAGAATAAATTATTAATTGTGATACAAAATTATGCAGCAATACTGTCAACAATAAAGTACGCAAAACTCATCTCATTTGTATATCCCGTGCCCGTGAACGCTACAATATCAGCTTCGAGCACATCTTTAGTAAATACAAAATCAATGAATGAGACGGTACTATCCGTGTAATATCCCGATAAAGCTATACCAGCAGATGCTTGCCGCGCGGTCAGTACAGGATTGGCTGTCAGGAGGAGGACAGAGGGTGCAGAAAGCCAGGCCTGAAGAAGTCCGGACTCATAATCTCTGCTAAATTCAATTCTAAAACCATCTCCTGCTGTAATTGCCACTCCCCCTCCTGTGACAGGAAGATTGGTAATAACAATTACACCAGTAGTATCAGTTTCTCCAACCAAAGCAAAAGTCGCCGCTGCCCATCCTCCAAGACCTGCCACGTTTTGAGCGCCTATCGCTCCCAAAAATGCTAAATGGACATTTGCATCACCCGAAGTTCCAAGCCTTAAATCCCCAGCTGCTAGTTCTAAATTTACATTTCCAGTACTAGAGTTTCCTAGTTTTATACCACCAGTTCCAGATGTGTCTATAGATACATCCACAGAAGATGTGGTTATATCACCGGCGAGAGCTATTATACGCGTGTCGTTTGCGCTTTTCAATGTCAAATCATTATTAGAATCAATAGCAATATCGTCATTGTTGACAGTTGGAAATCCAGCTGTCGTTGCAATACTGATCGCGCCGCTAGCGTTGACTCCTGGTTCCGTCTTTATTCTTATGATAGATCCCGAAACTCCCGAAGATGATAAGTCGAGTGCACCATCAGCTGATATATTTGTTGCGGCGTCGCTTGATATCAGATTTTCACCACTAGAAATTGATGTGGTAGCGGTTGTAGTTACAGTAAGATTCGTGCTCCCGAGAGCAGCTGCCCCCGTAGTTCCGGTTAGTACCAGGCCGGCAGACCCTGACTCAATTTTAGCTGTCCCAGCAGCCGAATCTAGTTCAATAAGCGCAACTCCGGAGATGGCTGCGATGGAATTGCTTCCGACCAATACAACATCTTGTCCGTCTGTTCGTATCGTGGGGGCTTCCATGACAATATTAGAAACAGCTGTTATGAATAAATCATTTGGGCAAAAAATATCGCATACAGTCAGTGTACCGGCAAAAGCAATATTACCCCTTACTTGTAAATTTCCACTTACTGTTAAATCTCCGATAACAGCTGTGTTGCAAGACACATCTTCTGAAGCAACGAGACTAGTGCATTGCAACACCGATTTACCACTTACAGTAAGATCGTTTAAACCTTGCATTCTTTGTATTTGTGAGCCACTCGTGTTGGCTCCGAATAGTAAATATCCAGACATTTATTGTATAAAAAGAAAATTTGCAAATCTTATTTATAGAAAATTAAGATTTTTACTCACTTTGTCCAATCACAGTGTAATGTATTTGTGAACTTAGCGAATTTGCATTTCCATCAAGTCTTAAAATAATCGCAGTATTGCTTACTTGCTGCACCGAGATGAAAGCTTGAGGCACAGTTGCGGCGCCTCCGGCTAAAGTTGCCTGTACAACCGGAGGATTCGTAAATTGTGTGCCAAAAAATATTATAATAGTATCACCAACCGCTGCGGCAGTATCTAATTGTATTTTTCCAGCAGTATCGGTGCTTCCGTTTGTCAGAGAAGCAATACCGGTCCAACCCGCAAGATCAAGCGTGGGTACATACTTAGATCCTCCGGTATCTCTAGAATTTATATGCCCCACTGTTGTTACGCATGCTTTAACCCCATCATTCCCAGGAGCATCTGCGGCAGTTACAACCACTTCATCTTCTCTGCCGGTTATGAATATTTTTCCGGTGTCAGCCCCTATATCTATAGAAGCACCTCGTAAACTAATGTTGTTTGAGATTGTTGCTCCAAAGTTA